GATTATCAACTTCTGCTGGTGGTATATTACCTACATCTATTTTAAAAATTCTTCTTTCTGGTGCTCTCATAATTCTATGAATCAACATTGCATCTTCCATAAGAGTTAATTGTTTAAATATTTTTCTTGCCGGTTCGATCATTGATTTACCATATGGTAAAAAGTTTGTATCTGATAACAATCTAAAGTGTGCTATTTCAAATGGCTCAAACTCCTGATTTGCTTGTCCTCCACCTTGTCCTGACCATTGATTATTTCCTCCACCATGTGTATTTTCTAATACAAATTTATGAGCATATGGATTTTTTTCATCAAATCCTTCATCACGACGTATTTCATAGGCCGACATTGGAGTTACATTTACAATTCCAATTTCTTCTTCCAAATCTAAATGTAAATAAAAATCTCCATATTTACATGCATTTCTTATCCATGGCCAAAGATTGTAATCTATATTTAATATATCGTAAAATAAATTTCTTAATATTTTTCGTATTTCATCATTTGGCGAATTAATTGTTAATGTATCACCATCAGCATCTTTTACTGTAGATTCATCTGCATAAATGTCTAATGCAGAAGATAATATTGGATCCATATCCATTGCTTCATAATCTGAAAATAGTTCTATTTTAGATGTATGGAATGACTGATTTTGATTATATGTTCCATATCCTGGCATACCTCTTTGTACCCCAGAGAATCGATCAACATATTGCTTGTTGCTCATATTACCTGTAGATTGTAATCTATTTGTATCTACGGCTCTAAGTCTATTTTTTGCAATACGTCGAACAACAACGTTAGTTGCAAATAATCTACCTAATCGTGCCCTTAATGATTTGTCTGCCATAATTTTCCAATTTTATATAAATATCTTGTTACTTCAAAAGCCAGGTTAAATCTTCATTATCTCTATCCCCTGATTTCCATTGCCATTCTTTTGGTTTTTCATTACCGGTCGAATATACTCCCTTTGATTTACCAAAACCGCCTAAAGCTTTTCTTGATAAATCTATACCTTGTTGATGTAATCGTAATGCCGTATCTCGTACCCATAATGCAATACCAAATGCCATTACTAGATCATCATTATATCCTCGCTGTGCTTCTGCCCTCGAACCATTCCATATAAAGACATATAATTCATCTACCAATCGTTTTGACTTTATAACTGGTGACTTTTCTCTAAAATATGTCTCTAATTTGGATATTATCAAAGGTCTTGTTTTTGATGTAGTAGAAAACCCAGGAACTTTTTGACCTTTATTTTTCAGATCATATCCTTTTCTTAAATGTACATCTTCATCTACATATGCATCTTGTTTGTATGAATAATATAAATTTTCATATCCTTTATCAATTGCAACCTGTAATACAGCCCATCCTATATTTGCATTTTCTATAACTAGCAAAGCATTATTCCATTCAGTTGCAATCGCCACTAACATGTTACCATATTCTGTAGTTCCTATTTTGCCTTTATATTCTGCAACTTGCTGCATAGTTTTTATATCTAGTACATGAAATGCAGAATAATCTCCTCCATCGCCTCTTGCAACGTCAGCAACTACTACATATGAATTAGCATAATTAGGATATTCCCATATCCAATAATTACTATCAAATCCTCGTTTTTCTTTAGGATCTTCTATATAGGTTTGTTCATACCATTGTATAATAGGACCATCTACAACTGTATGTCCAGATGATATAAAGTCACAATCACATTCTTGTGCTGCACTCTTTTCTCCTAATAACTCTGTTTGTAAATCTCTCCATGCTTGATCACGTTCTGGATGTACTGTCCAGTGTAGTTTGATAGGATTGAATTGTCCTCCGGCTTCTGCTTGTGACCATGTTTTATGAAACAAATTACCAGTACCATTTGGAGTTGATAGCATAATAGCACCTCCACCTGTTGCAAGTGTTTGTTGTGCTGCCGTCCATATCTCATCTATTCTATCTACAAATGCAGCCTCATCTATCACTAATAACGACAATGCTTCAGATCTACCAGCATCACCTTTAGATGATATTGCTTTAATTTGTGAACCATTTTTAAATCTTAATGAAAGTTTATTATCTTCCATTGTCTTACCTTTTAACCAACTTGGTAAGTTATCATGCATGACTCTAACTTTAGTTACTAAGTTTTTTGCAACGTCTTGTTTTGTTGCAATTACTAGAACATTATAGTCTGATTGGAATATCATTTTCCATAATGAATATCCGGCTGAAAGAGTTGAGATACCTAATTGTCTAGATTTAAGAACAACATTATATCTATTATCTTTAAATTCGTTTAATGCCTCTTCCTGAAATGGATAGAGATTAAAATACATCTTACCTTTTGTAGGATGTTGTATGATACAATATTTACGCATGAAATGTATAGGGTCTTGAGAACACCTTTTATATTCATCACGTATTATTTCTTTTATGCTTTTCTTTACCGCCATATTATACCTTAATATAAGAAATTATCTGCAGATAGGCAAATAAATAAGTAGCTTTATTTCTTACGTTTTTCTAAAGACCTACCACCAAAGTAAGCACCTATAACTGTAATAAGGACTAGTTGTAATAGATCGGTCCATTTTTCTTCAACGGTAAATGACAATGTTCCAGCGTCAATGAATATCATTAATACCGTACACACTACTAAAAATATTAATACTAATGGTCTTACATTTTTTGATAACCATGAATCAGAATTCATATCTGCAGACCAACGATCTGTAATATTTTGCTCCATTTTTGCTTCATGGTTAGCAATCAATTCTTCCATCTTTCTTTTTGCTTCAAGCTTTTCTTCTTTTGAAGTTGTAAGATTGTCTAATACACCTCCTACAGATTCTACTAATTCTCCGGCTCCTGCTGAAAATATTTTTCCTAAAAATCCTCCCATAACTTTTCTCCTATTTTAATTTATGCTAATGATGCAAATGTATTCTTTAAGAACACACCTAATTCATTACTTTTAACTGCATTTAATATACCTTTAAAAGTGGCTCCAGCTAATTTTCCTTTTGCAAATTTTTGTGCAGCTGAACCAACACCTTTATATAATAATAAAGCAACTACTACCATATGAAGTATCTCTGCTGCTTTATGTGCTTTTGTAGCATCTTTTACTCCGGCTAATTTAATAACTTTTTCAAATGCTCCAATAATTTTATGATGAAATTTTTCTCCAAAGGCAACTAATCTATCTCCGGATAATTTTTTAAAGCCTGGTATTTTACTTATCAAATTAACAAACTTACCTAATAGTCTAGATATTTCACCAAACGATAAAGCAACGCCGGCTAATGTTAATCCAATAGCTTCAGACTCAGGCGCATCTAAATCTGCTTTTGTGATTTCTTTTTCAAAGTCGCTAAAAACATCTTCTAATTCTGCTTCTGCATTTTCTAAAATTAGTTTTGTTAGTTTCATAATTTATCCTGAAAATTTACTACGAATATCGTTTTTAAGTTTTTCGTAGTCTTGTTCCATTTTATTTACAAATACAGTTGTATCAACAGTTCCAGTCTCTCCGTCTGCATTTCCCCATACTGTTTCTTCAACTTGATCTTTTAATAATTTTACTTCTTTGTCAGCATCTTTGAACCATGCTTCTGCATTTGATGCCATAATATTATTTTCATATTTTTTCCATGCTTCCTCGCCTTGAGCTTTTATTTTTGTCTCTTCGGATATTACACAGCTAAAACATTTTTTTCGTTTAAACCAAAATTTAAAATTCAATCGTTGTTCCTTTTCACGCATATTAGTACCACATTGGGGACATTCAGTTGGCACTTCAAGTGTCTTTTGGATTGATTTTAAAATTGAATTTTCTGGCTGTCTTGATTTGAATCCTTCATGTTGTGTAACACGTGTCCTAAAACCTTTTGTATCTGTCTCAATCCATACTTTAGGTTTTCCGTTTTCAAATCTTTCAATTATATTATCTTCTGTAACTTCTTTTTTTGTCGAACTTAATGAAATTGACTTTCTGGTCTGTGTTTTATGTGTACCAGCGATCAACTCTTTAACGGCTCTTATATTCTGTAACTTATTGCTCATAATTATTCTAAACCTTTACGCATCTTCAATAACAATCTTTTCTTTGCAGAATCTTTCAATCCTAGTCCATTAATCATACCAATAACAAAATCAACTTGTTGTGTTGATGGCTTAGTAGATAATGTTTTCTTTAACATTTTCATTGCTTGAGTTGAATCCACTTTACCTAATCTAGAATCTAATGCACCTTCTTCTACAGAATTACCAGCTTCATTTGATTGTGCTATTCCATCATCTACACCTGGAGTATAGTTTTCTGGAACTGGCTCTGGTGTTACCTCTGGAGCTGCAATGCCACCTTTCATTAACATTCTAGCTAACATTTTACCTGTTGTTGGGTTATCACCTGATATCGATTGTACTACTTGAAGTAACCCTGCTGCTTGTTGTGCAGGCGTTCCTTGTCCTAATGCTTTTTTTAGCATTTTAACGCCGGCCATTTTTTCTACCGAACCTAATTTAGTTCCTACAGCCGTTCTGGCCATTGGAGCTTCTTTCAAAGATGATTTGATTTGAGTTCTTATCATCTTTCTTAATGTGTTTTCTTTCATTGGTTGTCCCTTTTAAAGTCTTTTATATAAATATGCTATGTCTTACTTATCAATACTATTTTGTAAAGCCTTTGTCCATAGCAAAATTAGCTCTACTAAATTCTATTCTATCTACAAATTTAACACCATTTCCAATTCTATCTACTGCTACATATCCTTCTGGTGCTGTTACTCTCAAGCCTCCTGCGCCATCGTCTACAAAATGTTTTGTATTATAGATAGCATTGTTATACTTTCTCACAAATATAAGTTTGGCATCTGATAATAATCTAGATATTTTAAATAAATTAATTATATCTTGTTTACGATCATTAAATTGAGTCATTTGGTCTTGTTTAGCTAAAGTTGCCTTTTCTATTCCGCGATCTGATTTTAATTTTGCAATTTTTTTATCAACTCTTATTTCAAACCATTTTTGAAATGCTTTAAATGATACCGCCGGGTTGTTTACAAATTGTCCAGATTTAATTTCTTGATTAAGATATATGTTTAATAATGAACTTGGAAGATTATCATAATTAATTTTTATAGCATCTGCTTTTTTAATTAGAGATTGTATCTCTTTTGTTTCTGATAATGTCAATTTTACTACACCTGTTGTATCTTTGAAGAATGCATCATCAAACCATACATTAGGATTTTTTTTCAATCCACTCACATCTGCACCAAATGATGCTCCTGAAGATAATGATTGATATGTTGTATGAAATACTATTCCTATTTTTGCAGCCGCAATCTCTCGGCCTATTTCAGAATCAGATTCTACAGCATATGTTATTGTATTTGGGCGAAACTGTAAATGAGGCTTACCATCTATATTTGTTGATTTGACCATTGAATCATCAAACATAAAATCGCCTTGCAATATATTTTTAATACCTAATGTTGGTAAATATTTTAATGCAAATCTTAACTTAACTGCCAAGCCCGGGGCTTGTCCATGATTCATTTCTATATCATCCATTGTGTAGTTAATTTTAGGATCTTTATTAAAGACGGACTTTGTTCCTACAAAGAATTTTCCATTATCAGGATTGATGCCGGCGAACACTGCAGGTGCTCCATCCCATTTAACTGATGTGTTTATTTTTGTATCTGAATTACCTGCTAGATTTTTTAATAACTCTATTAAGAATGATTTGGCCATCTTATATCCATTCTTACCTTGAGTTAATATTAATTCTTCTAAATGAGTTAAATGTGTATTTGCTTTTGCTTCTGTCAAATCATTTTCATCAAATGGTTTAAATTCAGAAGTTCCTAATTGATAATAATCAGGTTTATGTCCTCTAGATAATTTAGAATGATAATCTGTTTCAGATATTACATCTTTAAATGTTTTTGTCCACCACTCCCGTGTCAATGCTTGTTCTGAATCTTCTTTTGGTATTATTCTCATTCTCATGGCCGATTTTCCATTTATTAATAAATCACCCTTTTCATTCCAATTAATTGTTTTTACAACCACTTTCTTATTTTTAAATTTACCCATCATAACTGTATCTCCTATGTTGATTGGCAAGTTAACATCTTCTCGTAACGTAGTTGGTTCTAATACTTCTCCTTTGCTTGATTCAATTGAATCTTCTGCTCCTAGGAAACTTAAAAATTTATATCCTACTTGTTGTGCAACTTTAGAAATATACGATTTCCATTTTGAATAACCTGGCCGGCCTTTAAAGTCTTTGATATAATCTGTTCCAGCAAATTCTCCACCTTTAACGCCTGTTGGAAAATAAGATACTGTTAATGGTGGCCCGTCTGGAAAATCTGTATTATGTACTTCAATTGGATTATCTTTTACTATATAATTTACTACTTCATATCCCAATCGCTTTGCCATCTCTGCTGTTTTCTTTCGATATGTTTTTTGATTCCCATAATAATATCTAGGGCCATCATCTACTATGGCCTTTCCTAATCCAGAAATATTACTTCCTTCTGCTAAAAATGTTTCTATCATTTCAGATTTGAGTTGAGAAAACTTAGTTTGTAACATATTGTATATTTTAGGATTGAAGAATCCCATAACATCTTTGAATGTTTGGGCATCTGCTGTTGCTAACACCTGTCTCAATGTGGTTCCGGACATTTCTCCAAACCCTGGTATATTAATATTAACATGTGGTGCAACAACCAAATATCCATGTTTAGTAAACGGCTGGAGTTCATTTTTATTTTCTTCATAATTTTGAAAATAACTAGGATCTCCATTTTTCTTAAATCCTATTTTAAATCTAGGATTTTCTTTCATATCTTTTGCACCAACAGCAAATAATAATGCAGTTGTTTCTGGATCATATTTACTAGTTAATTCTTGTGCTTGATAAGGATTTTTAACTTGTACTACATTTGTCACTCCATGGCTTTTCATTACTGAATACTTTTCTTTGAAGTTTAATGGAGATTTTGGTAAAGCTACTTTATCTGATGTTACTACAAATGTATTTGATTTGCCAAATTTGCTAGCTAATTTTTTATAAACTGCTGCATGGTGTTGTCCCATTGGTTGAAATCTGCCTGGGTAAACAACCAGTATAGTTTTTACCGGTGATTCCGATAACATTTGTTCTATTATTTCGTGTCCTAATGTCTTCATTTTATATAAATATTAAACTATACTATATAGTTAGCTAACACACTCATTAAATACATAACGACTTCCTTTTGTAATTGTAGAAACATAATGCATTAAACTTGGTTTATATATTATAGCACTTCCTTTATCACGATCACATTTAATATACTCTCCTTTTGAATTTTCAATATAAAGATTTCCGCCAACATAACTATCAGAATCAGATAATTGGAATCCTACTATATATTTTCTATTCGGATATCCTATTTCTAAATCACGGTGTGCATTATGATGCCCTCCAATATCATATTTTTGAAAGTATATTGGAGATTCAAACTCAAATGTATCATTAGAAATAGTATGAAATACATCTTTAAGTAAATTTTTTATAAAATCAAATGTGTTATGTGGCATGCCAATTATCGTTGTCTTTCGATATGGTAAATTAATTTTTTGTTTATATAAAGAATCCGGATTCCATTTATTGTCATTAGTTCTAATCTCTACTATTCCATTTTTCTTTGTAAGATATTGTCTGTTTTCAAACCAGTTAGTTAATATATCAATTTGTGTATCAGAGATTGCATTTTTTACTACATAGAAATTGTCATATGTTTCTAATATCATTTTATCTTATTTTTTCTATTATAGGAATAATCAATTCTTTATTCGACTGTTTATATTTACAATTGTTACTAATTTCTAATAAAATTTTTGTTTCGTAATATGTTATTTTTTGTTGTTCTGATATAAACTTTCTATAATTGTAAGTTATATAAGTAGACATAAATACAGATAATTTACTTCCTTTCTTCATATGATTGTGTATAACAAGTTCAGTAAAAATAAAATGCCAGTTATAATGAGCCATCTTATATGCCAATTTATTTAAGTTGCTAGTTTCAGTTGGGTCAAAAAATATAGTATCATATATTCCTAAATCATCTAAAACATCTTGCCATTTAGATTCAATAATAATAACATTATCATAATCTTTTGCCCACTCTTTACATTTTTTAATTACAACTGGATCACATTCTACGATAGTATAACTTTTAGGTTTATATGTTTGAATATGTGTTGCACTATACCCCATACCAAATCCTATTTCCAAAACATCACCGAAGGGCTGTAGTTCATCTACCATTGCTATCATTAACGGCTTTTCCCATTCCATCATTATTTGACTATTATATGAATCTAATAATATGTCTTCGTTATTAATATCTTTTGTATATGTTAACATTTTTATCTACCTCCACCGCCGGAGTTTTGAATTGTAAAAGTTTCAAAAAGGTTACTATTATATCCTGTTGCATTTATATTATAAAAGTCAGTAGTTCTACAAAAAATAGCACATGCCGTATTGGTTGTAACACTTCCCATTGAACAAGGGCATGTATAATCTTGTCCTGTAAACAATGTATACTTACTAGTATTTGTAAATTCGCCCCAGGCGAAGTTCGCCGGCTGATTTGCAATACGAGTTAAAAATAAATTGCCAACAGTATTAAAATTTACTGTGATAATATGACTTGTTTGCTCATTTGGGGTAGTATCATTGATTATCGGACCTACAACTTGATCGACTGCAAAATCGCCTCTCATTGAAGTTTGTGCTGCAGAACCGCGGCCATCTGCTGCTAATCTAGTTGTTGATGTGGAATTGCCATTTGCACCGACAGCTCTGCCCAATCCACCTAACTTTAAATTAGTTCTAGCCATTTGCTACCACCCCTTTACTCTTAAATGTGAACATGTTTTTTCACTACCATCTTTATTGTAACACTTTTTTTCAGAAAATACTAATACACTACCTGATGTAGGTGTTATAGATTTGGCTGCTTCACTATTTTTCCAACACTCTTTATAGTATCCAGATTCTATTGATCCAGATAAATATCCATTAAAATATTTAACCCATGTCATAACTATTCTCCTAATTTCTTTTTAAGTTCATCAATTTCTGCTTTTAATTCTTTTATAGACTCAATCAACAATGGCGTCAATCTAGCATAATCAACTGTCATATATGGCTCTTGGTCTTTTGGTTGAAGATGTGGTTTGACGCCGGCTTTTTTAACAACCTCCGGCATTATTTTTTTCACTTCCTGAGCATTAACTCCTACTTCTAATTTATTGCCGGAGTATCCTATACTATTTGCTAATTTGTTCCTTCTGAAATAATATCCATTTATTTGTGATACCTTTTCTAATGCATTTGATATCTTACCTTCAAAATCTTTTAATCTTTCATCCGAATAATATGCTGTAACCTCATGAGTTGTTACTATCTGATTATCACACCATAATGCTGCTGTTAAAGCGTCATCATATGAATCATCCATGTTTATAGCAAGTCCAATGGCTCCATTATTATGTTCAGTTGCACCTGCACCTTCAACCGAAATTACTTGTCCAATCGGTCCGGCGGAGATTCCTGTCAATGACTCGCCAACGTTGCCATTATGTTCAACATCAACTAATAATGTTCCGCCTTCTACACCATTTTCATCTGATACTTCCAATGATGAAAATCCTGTTGTATTATGGAATAGTACTCCGGCATTACCCGCTCCTCCAAAAGCATTATTTGATGCTGAATGGTGTACCTGTAAACCAGGTGCAATTCTATATACTTGTGCTCCACCCGAAGAATGATCTGTATCAATTGAATCATTTATGATATGTATTCGGCCGGGCGTCATTGTTGTACTTACCCTATTTTTGCTATCATCAATTAATAATTGAGTTTCTCTAATAATTGAATTGTTATTATTTTGAGGAAATACTTCGTAACGAGCACCACTAATTACCAATCCTTGTACTTGTACCGATCCACTATATGCTGCCGAGCCTCCTCCTCCAAATGCCCAAAGAGCATATCCAGATCTATTAAAACTATTTCCAACTCCGCCTCCTGCTAAAGTTACATATCCATCTCTTGCCGGACGCTCAGTATCAAATGATACTAAAGGTGTAGCATTTGACCCACTAAAGAATTCCATTTTAGATGTTTCAAGTTTAGTACGAGTAAAAGTACTTCCTCCTAGTTGTATAAATGGAGACGCTCCAGCATTTAAAGCTAAATAAACAGCTGCACCACTAGATCCTTTTTGTAATTGACTACTAGCAATACTCCATCCAGCAATTTCGCCATCCGATGCATGTAGTTCGCCGGCTTTAGTAACACTAAATGGTGCACTTGCAAATGTACTATGTCCTAAATGTATTCCATCATCCCCATCTGCTTTAAATACATCGTTACCAGAACCTAAAGTTATTCTTTTAGCTGACGGATCAAGATCAAAATTTGTTGCAGTTAATGAATCGGCACCTATTGTAAATCCACCAATTGTTCCACTAGTAGCTGACATTTCTCCAGAACCTAATACTTTAAAGTTACTAGAAGATATTATAAGATCTGTAGCAGTTGTTGATGATGAAATGACAAAGTTGGTACTTTCTAATGAATTATCTCCAATTGTAAATCCACCAATTGTTCCGCCGGCTGTTGCTGTAATAGAACCTTGCATGATAACAGACCCATCATTCTTTAAATGGAAATCACTACCGGAAATTTCTACATTGCCATCTGCTCCGGACACATACATAATATTAGGATCTCCAAAGAAAAATTTAGGTGTATTAAGTTCTACTAATGACCCACTCATATGTAATGAGCCGGCTGAATGATCCCATGCAAATGTACTGCCATCTTCACCTCCTAGATAAAAATCGCCACTTGAGCTCATAAATGTCTGGAATGATGTTCCGTTATGGTATCCTAAAAAGTTGCCTGTTAAATTTAATCCAGCCGATGCATTATGACCTTCTAATGTAAAGCCGGCTCCACCAAAAGAATATGCTGCTGGATTGACTAAACTTGCTGTTGCGGTATTAGTAACTAAACTTGCTGTTGCTGTTGCCAACATTGAACCGGTAGCATTTACATTTAATAAACTTCCTGTTGCAGTATTAGCAACCAAACTTCCTGTTGCGCCGGCTAACATTGAACCGGTAGCATTTACATTTAATAAACTTCCTGTTGCACCAGCTAACATTGAACCGGTAGCATTTACATTTAATAAACTTCCGGTTGCTGT